CTTCCAGATGCTGCACAGGGACTTCCTCACGTTGTCCTCGTCCTCGGAGAGGACCCTCCGCCCGATGGCGGTGGCGCGGTAGCCGAAGAAGTCCGACAGCATCTCGTCGGACAGCTCGGACACCAGGGTGTTGGTGGACACGAGGGCTCCCATCTTCAGGGCCCAGGGCAGCGTCGAGACGCCGAGGGACTTGCTGATGTTCGCGGGCAGGTGGTCGGCGAGCATCACGAGGAACGCGGTGCCCACGTCCTTCTGCCGCTGCGCGGTGACCGGGTCGTAGGGCTGCTTTTCGGCGATCCGGCTGGTGAGCTGCTTGGCCGTCTCCACGAAGGCGGAGAAGGTGTTCTTGATCGTGCTGTTGTCGGTGGTCATTTTGACCTCCTTTTGAGAAAAGAAAAAAAAGAATTAGGAGGGGAGGGGCACGGCGCCCCGCCCTCGAAGAGGGCTGGCGGGGCGCTGTGCCTGTACCGGGAGAGGACGGGAAGGGACACGGAGGCCATGGTGGGTAGCGCTTGTCCATTGGTGTGACGGGATGCTGGGCCAGGCGCGGGATGCACCAAGGAGTGCCAAAAGCGGTTTTCTTTTGGCACGACTGCATTGGTGCAGCGCCGTGTAGTCGAGCGACAAAAAGAAGGGGGAGCCGTTAGGCTCCCCCCTGTACTGTTAGACCCTGGCGGACTTGCCGGAGTGGTTCTTGTCAACCACTTCGACCAGTTCGTTCAGAGCCTTGATGTGTGCCCGAACCCCAGGCGTGACACCACCTTGGCGGATGGCTGCCATCAGCTTCTGTACCGCCTTGCCGATGGCCTGGTCATGGGAGAGGGTCTTGTAGGGAGCCATCGCCAGGCTCCAGCCTTCCATCAGGTGCTTCACGGCGTCGTGCCGCTTGTTGCACTTCCTGTAGGCTTCCGGAGTTTCTTCGGTAATGTCCTTCATGTGGATCCAGTCGAGAAGCTTGGTGGCAGCTTCCCTCTCGTTTTTGAATTCCGACTCAGCCAGTCGGGACAAGATGAAGTGGATGGTGTTGTAGGGTACGTTTGCTTGATCTGCGCGGGGGATCAGGGGGAAGAGGTGCCGGTAGAACATCCGGCAGTGGCTGATGAACAGTTCGTATTCCGGGGAGTCTGTCCTGTGTCCCATCGAGTTGGAACAGGACACCATCAAGTTGCGGAATAGGTTGGCTGTCTGTGACTGGTCGTGGAAGGTCATTGTATACTCCGTGTGAGAGATGGGTTAGGGAATTAGGAAAGGAGGTGGTCGATGTCTTCGACCGTTAAGTTGGTGAAAGGCCGGAAGAAGTAGTGCGACAGCGCACTACGTAAAGCTTCGAGACACTCCGTTATGGTTGGCACGAGAGCCTCCTACAGATAGATGAAGGTTGAATGGTGACCAGCTTCAGAGCTACGGTCCCAAGGGTTTGACTTCCGAATTTCGTCTTCAGCCTCGGCTTCCTGAACAATCTGGAATGCCCAAGCTGCCGCCTTCACCAACACATCCCCATGGCAGGGAAGCGGAGCACACCAGCAATACAGGTCCTTCCCATGAAGCGAAGCGAGATCTTCGATTGAGATGTGCTCTTCCTGCACCATCATCCACAGATGCTGGCGGTAGAGTCTGATAACCGTTTCCCGGTCTTGACTCTCACTAATCTTGAACGGATTCCCCCAACGGGTCATCCGGTCAATGCGAACAGCACCCTCAGGCAGAACCCTCACGCCTTTCAAGCTTTTGACTTTCATCCCGCTAGGCTTTTGACTTTCCATCTTTTCCTCCAATAGCGCCGAAATGACGCAGGGGCGGCCTGATTGCCGTAGTGCCCCGATGCGGTGGCGCTGATGTCATGTGAAGCGCTGGGCCAACAGGCCCAGTAGCGGGTCGCGAATGTTGTGACAGCGCCTTTTGCTGGCGCAATATTCGCGTCCTCACATGTCATCGGCGACATCGCAGCCTTCGGGGCTTGGCAATCTGGTTGCCCCCAGCAGCAATTCGAGAGAGAGAGTATAAGGGTCGGCAAGCCGAGGGCGCTCTTGCACGCATCGCGTGCGCCCGCAGGCTGATCGCCAAGGCGAATTGCGATTTCAGGGTTGTCGTGACAAAGCCGCTTTTGCTTTGGCGCGACCACCCGCTTTGAAATCGGTCCTTGGTGATCGGAGACCCGCACACTGATAGGGAAGCGGCCAGACATTAGGCTGCGCCGTGAGGCGCACACCACCCAACCCGCCGCTGGACCGGCGTTGGAACCGACCAAGAGTACCCATACCAGGCCAACTAGACGGTGCGACCGCGACAGCGGATCGCAATTGCTTTGGCCGTTAACAACCAATCTTTTACGGGTCTATAGCGTGCGCATAGCACAGGCGAGGCCAACGAGCCGAGCTGCCCTTGACCTTGACTTCATCCCTAAAAGCTTTCGCCGACTGAATAGACCTTCCTTGACTGTTGGAGGCGTGTACATGACATAGGCTTAATTAACCACAACCGTAAAGCCTCCAATTGGCAAGGAAGGTTTGGGAGGCGAAAGACCGAGCTACCACTACGCTCACTTAGCCCTAACCATTGTGGTTGCGATTGACATAAATGTACCACCCTAGAACGAAAAGGACTCGGTGACTGGACGTTGACCTAGGTCTAGCCACAAGACAATGCTCAGAGGGCGCTCAGGGCCCAACAGTTGGGGCGCGACAGCGCGGCGCCGCAGAGCGGTGCCCGTCCCGTTAAGCCCCGGTCAACAGTAAGGCCCCCCGTCAGGGGGGAGTAACTTTCCTCTCCGAAAAGTTGGGTCGTGGTTTTTTTGATAACGTCCACTGCTCTAGGAATTTTTTTTATGGATCGTCTCTTCCGTCTGGCTGACATTATAAACGGATGGATGGATGTTGGCTCTAAGGCCCAGCAGCCATCCATCCATCTGACGGTGGGGAGTACATTACTGTTTTCACAGTATTAAGCTTTATGTTAGTTTTTATTTTTTTTTCTTACATACAGCTTAATAAAAGACATTAAGCTTAATACAGTGAAAACAGTTAGATTCTTACTATTATAATAGTAATGTCCTCTACTTGTGGGAAGTGCTCTGGGATGTACACTTGAGGGATGGCGAACAAGGTAGATGTCAAGAAGTTGGAGACGCTGGCGGAGCAGAGGGCTCTGAAGAAGGAGGCTCGTCAGAGTTTGGTGGATTTGACGGCGAGGGTTATGGGGGCGGAGAAGAGTCGGTTGTTGGAGAGGGCGAAGAGTACCTATGGGACGAAGGGGATGACATTAGAGATGCAGATGCGTGCTCTGGTGGAGGATCTTCTTATTGTCACCAGGTTCGAAGAGTTCCAGATGCGGATGGTGGAGGACAGTTTACAGAAGCCCTTGGAGTATCTGAAGGTGATTGCGTTGCTTGGGCCGAAGAAGATCGAAGTGGAGCATGACTTCAAGCCGGTAGTGTTTCTTCCCCATCCGATCACGCCTGGTGAGTGGAACGAGCGTATGGCCCAGAAAGAAGCTAAGGTTTTGGGTACGGAGGTTATCGATGTCGCAACCGAAGACGGAGAAGGATCTAGCGAGGGAGAAGGTAGCGAAGCTAATCCGGGAGAGGCATCTGCAGACAGCGAGGACGGAGGAGGAACGGCGTCTGCTTGAGGAGTTCTTCCGGAAGATGGACGAGGCTCAACCATGACAGTAGTAGCGGGGGTCTGGAGGCCTACAGAGAGGCAGGAGGATCTACTCCTCTGCCCAGCGAATGAGATCCTGTTTGGCGGGGGCGCCGGAGGCGGTAAGAGCGAAGGATTGATCGGAGACTTCCTTAGCTGGCACACCCGCTGGGGGAGGACAGCACACGGCCTGATCCTGCGGAAGACCTACAAGGAACTGCTCGACATTGTGGCCAAGAGCCGGAAGATTATCGGCCAGGCCTTTGGGCAGAACTGTTTCAGCAAGAGCGACTTCATGTGGAACCTGCCTACGGGTGGGACACTACGCCTGGGATATCTGGATGAGTTCGATGACTGGTTGAACTACCAGGGTCATGAGTTCACCTGGATGGGATGGGACGAGCTGACCCAGTGGGAGAACGACAAGGCCTATCTGCAGATGTTCAGCCGTCTCCGTGGTGTTCTGCCTGACATGAGCAGCCACCCCACTAGGACGGTTTGCACCAGCAACCCGGGAAGCGCCGGGCATCTCTGGGTGAAGGATCGGTTCATCAACATCGGCCCTGCCAACCGGCTCCATGAGGTCAAGTTCGAAGCTGAGACCTGGGACGGGTTGAAGACCTACACCAGAGTACGGGCGTTCCTCCCCGCCCTGGTCTGGGATAACCCCTACCTGCGGAACTCGGAGTACGTCGGCAACCTGGCGATGCTCAACCCCACCCAGCGAGACATGCTCCTCTACGGCAACTGGGATGTCATCGACGGCCAGTTCTTCCATGAGTGGGACCGGAACATTCATGTCATCCCCTGGTTCAACCCTCCGCGTGAATGGCCACGCTTCATGGGCGCGGACTGGGGGACCAGTGACCCCTACTGCTTCCTTTGGGGGGCCAAGGCGCCTAATGGCGACAAGTACATCTACCGGGAGCTGTACGGCGAATGCAACCACGAGACTGCTTCGAGTGTGGCGGAGAAGATCCTGTCTATCGAGCGGGAGGCTGGTGAGGTAGTGGTGGAACGCTATCTCGACTCTAGCTGCTGGAACAAGCTTGGGTTCGAGACGCCCATCGCGGAACAGTTCGCTCCCATTCACTTCGAGCCCAGCTACAGGGCGAACAAGGCCGCTGGCCTTAATGTACTCCGCGAGCACCTGAAGATCGTGAACAAGCAGTCCCGGCTGAAGATCATGTCGAACTGCGTCAACCTGACCCGGACGCTACCGGCGCTTACGGTGGATCTGCTGAAGCCAGATCAGTACAACGAGAAGCAAGAGAACCATGCTGTTGACGCTCTCACCTATATGCTGCGTGGTTCTCTGCCTGCAGACATTGAAGCCGGGATGGCGAAATACCTGGCAGGACACCATGATATGATGCGCGGTAACTCGATGTATGGCGCTCATTGAGGGAGACATGGCTAAGCAGAAGCAGGCTGACAACAAGTACCGGGAAACGAGCACCTCGCCGCTCCCGGCGAAGATGCGGGCCAAACCTATGCCGATCGTTGAGCCCGGCGAAATGATGTTTACAGACGAGCCCGCACCCTACGAGATGAGCCCTTATCAGCGGCTGCTCTGGAGGTTGAAGAAGCTCAAGGAACGGGAAGCTCAGATCAAAGGAGGGGTTGATGGCTAAGATGGACATGCTCACTATGTTGAAGAGCGCGACGAGCAAGCAGCCCCCCAAGGGGAAGCAGGCTCCTGGCAAACATCCCAAAGGCTGCAAGTGCAAGACATGCAAGGCCGGAAAGAAGTGCTAGGAGTCAACCATGATGAAGCGTGACTACATGGAGATGCTGTCCGACAACCTCGGGGTTATGGGCGGTGGCAATAAGGGTTTCGGCGGGTACCAGCCTTTTGGCAAGGGCCCTGAGACTGCTGGTGGCGGTGGCGGTCCTATGCCCATTCCCGAGGGTGGTCCTGGCAACTGGCGAATCCCACTTGAGAATCAGGGCGGAGGTGGCGGTCCTATGCCTGTGCCCACGGGTGGCCCTAACTGGAAAGACCTTTCGCCTAACGGCCCGGGTGGCTTCGGCCCTGGAGGGCGCATTGACTATGCGGACCGCCCTAACAATTTCGGGGTTTCTTCGGACGATGCCGTCATTAACAAGCGTTTCACCCCGGCGGGCACAGGTGGTTTCCACCCCGGTGGCTTCCAGTTGTGGTCTGGCTGGCAGCAGCCACAGTGGGACCCGGACTATGCCTACGGGAAAGGCCAGGTTGGTCAGGCCATGCTTGATGACGCACACCCCACCCAGAGGCGGGAGTACCACAACGCGATGCCGATTCCGGGTATGCCTATGCATAAAGGTTATAGCTGGGTGCAAGACGGCGGTATGGGTTATGGCGATTGGACGCAGCCAAACGGCTATACCCCGCAGGCTTCGAGTACCCGGAACACGAACGTGAACTACTGGGATGCCGTGGGCCAGCGTGCCCGGCAAGAGGCTGCCGCGACCGGAAAGAGTCTCGAAGACTACGGGATCAGTTCTGAGTTCGGCGGTCCCGGAATGGGCAATATGCCAAGCCCGAAACTTGGTGGTGGTTTTGGTGCGCCACCGCCGCAGGCGCCTGCCCAGCCGCAGCGTCAGCCCTACAACTTCGGACAGCAGCCTGGCTTCCAGCGCCCGCCTCAGGGCGGTGGGGATAACGCCCGCCCGCAGGCCCCGGCCCCGGCCACGGCTCCTCAGCCACGCCCCATGCAGAAGTTTGCTCCGCAGGGATTTGGCGGTGGGATGAATGGCGGCGGAGCCCCCAAGTGGCAGAACGCAATGGGGAGCAACCCTCAGGGGCGCGTGGATTTCCTAAACAAGCTCAAGGAAACTCATGCCGGTGGTAACGGCTTTAAGTGGAAATTCTAACTAGGAGCCGTGATGATTATCCAAGGGGTAGAGACTGACGGTCTTCTGTCCTGGGCCAAGAAGACTTTGGCTCGGTTGGACGACGAGCGCGGCGGGAAGCTCGACGACTGGGCCGAGTGTGGACTCGCCTGGCTGGGGAAGTTCGGCAGGGGTTGGAAGGGCGTAAAGCCTTACCGATCTCAGCGGTACTTCCCCTACCCCTATGCACTGACGAACGCTGTAGTGGCCAGCAATGTCAACGGCGTGATGCCCCATGATGATTACTTCATGGTCTATGGGCGGACACCGGTCTGGGACGATAACGCAAAGATCGCCGCAGAGGTACTAAAGTACGGCCATTACAAGTCCAACCACCGAGATGAGATCCGTTCGATTATGCTGTATGCTGCGATCTACGGGAACGCTCCATACAAGGTCGATTGGTATCAGGAAGTCCTGCATGTACCTGACACTAAGGCAATGGCGCACAAGCGTGGCGAGCTATATGAGGGTGTGGTTAACTCCGCGATGGAGCAGGGCCAGGAGCCGCCTGCGGCACACCAGGTCCCGATCCTTGTCGAGACCATCCAGCAGAGCCAAGTAACGTGGGAAGCAGCTAAGTTGTCTCTTGTCAGTATTTTTAACTACTGGCAGGACCGTTGGCACCGTGGTGAAACCTACCCGATGCGGATTATCCGCGACATCAAGAGCAAACAGCACCTAATTGATCTCTCGATGCCGGATAACAATGGCTATTCTATCTACGAAGGCGTTGAAGATCTGAACGAATCGAAGATCGAAAGCATGGCTGACGACCAGACAATGCAACTTTTGCACTCTCGGAACAATTTTAATGACAATCCGTCCGAAGGTGTCGAACTTCATGAGTACTGGGGCGATTTTAAGCTAACAGACCCGGAAACCGGCGACCCCATTGTGTACAAAAACCACGTTTTGGTGGTCGCAAACCAGCAGAAAATCATCAGATTTGAGCCGAACCCGTACAAACACGGCAAGTCGCCGTGGCAACTGTGGGTTTGGCAGCCTGTTCCCGGGGAAACCTACGGATTTGGCGTAATTGAGCCTATTTTGGCCCTAAATGATGCGCTTCAGGTGCGCTGGAACCAGGAAATTGAAGCCAAGGGCCTGGAAGTGCAGGGCATTTTCGAGGCAAAAGTAGGCAGTCTGCTCGATATTGACGCCATTCGGGTCTATCCGGGTGCTGTCTACCCGACTTTGGATGGCAACTCCATCCGAAAGATCGACATGGGCAACGGATCCTCGCAGGCGATGGAGGAAATCGGGTTCATTCTCAACCAGATGAACGAAATCACGGGCGCGATCCGAGCCTACAGCACTGAGAACTATCAGAAGTCCGCAACCGAGGTCAGTGCTATCGCGGGCATGAACAATGCTGTCAACGCTGAGCGTGCTCGGTACATTGAGGACACCCTGTTGATCCGTTCCATGCGGATGGAACTTCAGCTTTACCAGCAGTTTATGGATCAACAGATCCAAATTCGTATTGTGAACCCCCAGGGTGGCGCAACGCGTGACCCTGAGTCTGGGATGCCCATTGCCACCCCGCCCTACATTACAGTCAACCCGAATGACATTAGTGGGGAGTATGACTTCGTACTCCAAGGCGCGAGCTGGCTCGCCAACCGCCAGAACATGGCTCAGGCGATGCAGTCTGTAACTCTACCCATCATCCAGAGTCCGATCATGAGTCAGTGGCTCAAGCCCCCGGACTTCATCACCGCTGTCTACCAGGGCTTTGGCATTCGGGATGCCTGGCGTTGGGTTAAGACACAGGAGGAAATGTATGCAGAACAGCAACAGCAAGCCGCAGTCGGACCTAATCAGCAGCCAGGGGACCCTAACGCGCAAGGGGCTGGAGGCGGTCAGGGTGCTCAGGGAAATGCCGGAGGTGGAGGTGCTCCGTCTATGGCTGGACAGCCAAGCGGGCCTGCTGGCCCTCCCCCAAGCGTGGACCCCGGACAGTTGGCTGGTCCACAGCAGCCAACATGAGGCCAAGAAGGGCGTGATTCACATGATTCGGATGCTTCTGGACCCCTCCACTCGACTCTTCAGCAAGGAGGAATTGGAGGCTGAACAGGGTCAAGACTTGCAAGCTGAGTAACATCAACCTAGACTGACGACACGTGGGGTGACACGGTAACCACCAACCAGGAGGCGTACATGCCTGATCCCAACCTCGACGCTTTCGGCGATCCGATTGAAGCCGAGGAGACTCAGACAGCCTTGGACGAAGAAACGCCCGAACCCGAGGGTGAAGGCACGGACGAGGAGGATGGCTCGAGTAAGCGCTCGAAGTTTATCCCCCGCGAACGCTTCGACCAGGTGAACAACAAGGCCGCACAGCTTGAAGGTGAGCTTCAAAACCTTCGCGCTCAAGCCATGCAGATGTACCAGATGCTGCAATCGCAGCAGCAGGCACGTCAGGCAGAGGCTAATCCCGGTCCCGAACTTGACAACAACATCATGCGCCAGCTCAAACCTTATCTGGACGCTGACCGAGAACTCGACCGTCGAGAGATCGCTCAGCTAAAGAATCTGGTTATTGATCTGAGCGCCGTAACCGAAAGCCAGCGTGGCTGGCAGTACTTCGCGGAAGAGGTTCCCGACTGGCGAGACATTGGCCCGAAGGTAATCGAGTACGTGGAGTCTCTGCCCAAGTCGCTTCAGCAGGCCTTCCGGGAGAGCCCGGAGAATATGGTCTACGCTGCTAAGCAGGTACGGAAGATGTTGAAGCAGGGGGAGGATGGGGACGAGGAGGCTGTTCGCGATTCCTTGAAGCGTCGCGCTCACACCGAGGGAACTCCTTCTGGACCCACCGGGAAGAAGCCGACCAAGGACTATATGTCCATGGATCGGGATACTTTCCGTAAGGAACTTGAGAAGATCCAGCGGGCTAAGCAGCGAGGCTACACACCTCCTGACTGGTAGTACCCACTAGGAAACTCCCATGGCGATGGCTTCCACCAGCACCATTAGCAATCTCTTGCAGGGGTTCGTGAACCGAACCGCTCTTGAGGTTGGTCAGCCTCTTCTGTGCCACCAGAAGTGGGCAAAGAAGTACACTGTCCCTCAGAACAATAAGGGCACTCTGAAGCTCGAGCGGTATGAAAAGTACAGCACGACTGAGAGCAACCCGATCGTTGAGGGTGTTCCCCCGACTTCCGTGGCCTTCACGACCACGCAGCTCAGCATCTCTCTGACTCAGCTTGGCAACTGGACTGAGTTCACTGACATGCTGCAGTGGTACCACGAGACGGATGTTGATGTTAACGTCCTGAAGCGGATGTCTGAGAACATGATGGAGACGGGCGACAAGTTCCTCCGCGACCAGATTCTCTCTGGCATTACCTCTCTTTACCAGGCAACGGACGATGTTGGTGCCTACGGCACTGGCGCTCTGACCACGGTCGCGGGCTCTCTGAACCCGAAGCTGATTGACAAGGTGGTCCGTACCCTGGAGCGCAATCTGGCCAAGAAGATCGAGAGCGAGGTCAAGGCCTCGACGAAGGTTGGCACTGTGCCGATCCGCGACGCCTTCCTGGCGATCCTCGATCCCGAAATCAAGTACGACTGCGAAACCACCTCGATTTGGGCCTCTGGCACGTACCGCGCCGTGGCCGAGTACGGCGATTCTTCGCTGGCTCTCGAGGGTGAGTGCGGTGCTTACAAGCACACCCGGTTTGTCGAGACGACTTTCGTCAAGATCACGGCGGGTGGCGGTGCTGCCACGGCTGGCAAGGCTCAGACTACTGGCGCCAATGACGTTCACACTGTCATGGTCTTCGGCCAGGACGCGTACGCTTCGGTCGACTACGGTGCCGGTAACGCCACCAAGCTGACCAAGAAGAACGCTGAAGTGAGCGTTGCTGACCCGCTTGGCCAGAAGCACCTCATCTCCTGGAAGTCGCTGAATGGCGGCGGCGTCCTTAACACCTCTTGGATTTCCAAGGTTAACGTCGCCGTGCAGGCGTAAGGAGCTGACATGGCTGAGACTCTGAGCAGTGTCGTCAACAAGGAAGGGATCGAGCGGTGCTACACCGCGACGTACAGCAACACCGATGGTGCGGCTGCCTACTTCTATCCCGGCTTTGTCCCCGTCGAAGTGATTGTCATCAACATCACCACGGCGGAAGTGAACATCTGGATCCAGGGCATGGCTGCTGGTTCCCATATGGGCATCATCCTCGCGGCGGCTTATGCGGCCACGAACGGTGTCACCGTGGGGACTACCGCTGATGGTACGGCTACTCAGCTTCCTTATGTGAAGATTGGTACCGACATCATCAACGCCAACGAAACCCTCAAGATCCTGATGCGCTAATGCCACGCTGGCCCACTAAGGCGGAAAGGGGGGGTGCTTCGGCGCCCTCCCCTTCTGCTGTCGATCCCAAGAGGAGCAAAGAAATGGCTAACACTACGAAGCAGGCGAAGACGCATTGGGGCAAGGAAGGCCGCCCCTTCTGGAAGGTTCGCGTGTTCAACCACCCGAACATGCCCAAGCAGGTTGTCACTCATCCTGGTGGAGTTCGGCACGAGTTCCGCCGGAATCGAGACACCATTATCCCCGATGCCGTGCTCGAAGTCCTGAAGCAGACGGTCACTCCGGTGGGTGATTACCATCCAGAAGATGGCCGTTGGTATCTCGAAGTGAAGCATGTCAACAACGCCACTGTCGAATCGGAGCAGTACGAAGACACTCTTTCTCTGTATCCGATGCAGATCTACGGCCAGGCAACGGAGGACGAATACCTCGCGCAGTTTACGAAGAAGCGGCGCAAGGAGGAGGAATCCTTTGTTGAAGCCGAATGAAGACTTCAATATCCACGGGGTCAGGCGTAAGCCTTGGCAGGAAGGTACCAACTACTTCGCCGAAGCCTACTCCTGGCCCCCTGGGGCCGACATGCCCTGCATGGTGATGTGGGCCTGGAATGACATTACTGGTGAACGATATTGCGCAAAGACTGAGAACATCCCGCTTCCGGTATCCATGGAGTTGATTTCGGATGTGCGGGAAGCGATGATGAGGTTGCTGCGAGCCGCTCTCACCGGCAAGGAAGACGCAGTTTTCGGCGCCCCGGATTCGATTGAACTCCCCGGCAATCTCAATAGCCAGCCGAAGATCGGCAACGCCTAAGAGTGAGCCATGCAGACCTACTGGGATTGGTGCCAGGACCAGTTCGGTAACGGTGTAGAGGGAGTTACTGTCAGCGTCTTTCAGTCTGACGGAGTAACTCTCGCTAACATCTATGACGCCGAAACCGGCTTGGTGCTTATTGATAACCCGATTGCTACTGACGTAACCGGGTTCTACAGTTTCGCTGCGCCGAATGGGACCTACATTGTTGAGACCTCGGGGACTGGGTTTGCGACCTGGACTTCTCCGCCGTTCATTCTTTACGATGCTGTCTTTGGCACGCCCGGCACGGGATCCGTCACGAGCGTTGCCCTCAGTGCGCCAGGGATCTTCACGGTGGCCGGATCTCCCGTTACCACCACGGGGACCCTGGCCCTGAGCCTGGCTACCCAGTCTGCGAACACGATCTTCGCTGGCCCCACTTCGGGCGGTGCGGCTACGCCTGCCTTCCGGCCCCTGCACGCCAATGACATCTCTGCGTTGATCGCAATCGGTGTGACAGTCCCTAGTTACATGTCGGTCGCAGATGCGACTCTCGGACCAACGGACACCCTTGCACTCGACTTCGACACGCAGGCGGCGAATCTGGTCTTTGCGGGCCCCGCCTCCGGCGGAGCTGCCGCTGTTGCTTTCCGGGCTCTTGTCCCTGCGGACTACCCGGTCTTCGTGCAGTCGGGCGGTAGCCACGCTGTTGGGGCTGTCCCAGATCCTGGTAGCACTGCTGGGACTACGAAGTTCCTCTGCGAAGATGCGACGTGGAAGAACGTGCCCTACAAGATGCAATTCCAGATGAGTTCCATCCTGGCTTTCCCTGCGCTGACAGTGGGAACCGCAGCGATCACTCCTACTGGCGATGGGTCTCTGACCATCTCGGCTAACTCGCTCCAGGTTGGGAGCAGGATCAAGGTTACGGCGATCCTCTCCTTTACCAATGGAGGTGGTACAGGATTCCTCAATAGTTTTGAATGCAAACTTGGTGGAGGCAGCTTCCTCTCGGCTGTTCAGACCGTAGCCGGAGATTCCTCCAATCAGCTTGTGTGCGAGTGGGACTACCTGGTTGATTCTGCTACGTCCTACAGGTTCATGTCGCGTTCGCAGTTCTGCTCTGGCTCGAGTGCAACTACCACCCAGAAGACTCTATCTTCTGTTGACGGTGCATACGTAAGTTTTGATATCACTACAAATCAGGCATTCTCGTTCCAGTACAGTATCAATACGGACACGATCTCTGCTGCGAGCATTCTCCGCTGTGAGATCCTCATCATCAACCCGGCGTAACCATGACGACCAAGGTTGTCCCCCCGCTCTACCGAGTCCATGACCGGTTTGGCAATTGCCTGCGCAGTGTGCAGGTGACTGTCAAGAAGGTGAGTGACGGAAGTACGGCGACTCTGTATAGCCACCTGGATACCTCGGTTCCTATCGCCAATCCATTGTATACAGATAACAACGGATACTTCTGCTTCGCAGTAACGGATGACGATGACTATCGTGTGCGCATCGCGCATCCTGATGCTGCTCCTCAGACCTGGATTTTTTACGCTTCTACGCTTGTGGGAGCGACTGGGGCGACTGGTGCTGCAGGGGCAGATGGAGCCGACGGCGCAGACGGAGCAGACGGCGATTCCGCCTACCAAGTTGCAGTCAATAATGGCTTTATCGGGAACGAGGCGGCATGGCTTGCCTCTCTTGTTGGTGCTACCGGTGCCGATGGAGATTCTGCCTACCAAGTCGCAGTCGACAACGGCTTCGTGGGGAACGAAGCTGCGTGGCTTGCCTCTCTTGTTGGACCGACAGGCCCCCCTGGCGCTGATGGGGCTGATGGGGCTGATGGCCTTGATGGTGAACGCCTTACGCCAACAGCGGTAAAAACCACCAATTACACGGCTGTAGCCGGGGATCTTGTTCTCTGTGATACGGGCCTTGGCGGGTTCACAGTCACGCTCCCGCTCACACCTGCCGACAATGATCGGGTAGCGATTGTCGATGTCGTCGGGGCCTTTTCGACGGACACCGTAACGGTTGACCCGAACGGTGCCGAAATCAATGAAGACCCTACCAGCTATGTTGCCAATGACGACTTCGGGTTCTATGTGTTCCGCTGGCTGGCCTCTACCGCCAGTTGGTGCGTAGAGCGTGAGCCCGGGGGCGCTGCTGTCGCTGCGGGGCTTGTCTCGACCAGCCTGAAATCTGCCAATTACAATGCCGTCGCAGGAGACTTTGTCGCATGCGACACGACGCTGGGTGGGTTCACAGTCACGCTGCCTCTTGCGCCTAACACCGATGACCGCATCGGCATCCACGACTACACAGGGACCTTCGCAACGAACAACCTTACGGTTGGCAGGAACGGTGAATTCATCATGGGGTTGGCCGAGGACCTCGTTCTCGATCTCGAATATGCCACCGTGATCTTGCGCTACACGGGTGCTGGGTGGGTCATCGAGGACACCCCGGTCTACGGTGATAGCGATCTGGCCCGGCAGAGCGGGAACAACACCTTCTCGGGCACGAACAAGTTCACCGATACCTTTACGGTCCCCAAGACCTCTGGCAAGGGGATCAAGGTGGACACGTCCGCCCCTACGTTCGGCTGGGCTGACATCATCGGTGCGGTGATCCCAAAGACCTCCGGAGCGGGGACCCCGACATACAGGACGGTCTTTCATCGCTAACGACATCATCGACTTCGTCTTCCATGTTCCCCACGACTACGTCCCTGGGACGGACATTTATCTGCATATCCATTGGCAGCACAACGGGACCGCTATCAGCGGGAATGTGGTCTTCACCCACTACTCGACCTATGCGAAGGGGCACAATCAGGCGAACTTCCCGGCAGAAGTGA